CATGAACCCGGTACCCACACGGTTGACCCGCATCATTGCGTTGTCAAACACAAGGTCATCTTTCTCGTCGAGGTAAAAGTCCAAGAAGAACTTTCTGTCCTTGGCACGACGGGGGTACATGCCTGCCGTTAAATCCCTCCCAGTGCTCTGGGCCAGTAGACGCATGATGTCGTCCACCGTGGGGATCACGTCGGCATCAATAAAAAGAAGTTCTGTGCAATCTGATTTAAGGAACTGATCCACCAGTGAGTTGCGTGCCATCGTGATGATTGAGCACCCAGACACATGGCCCAGCCTCACAGAGACGCCGTGTTGCAAAGCAACAGGCATGAGCGCGGCCAGCGTGTAAGCCAACTTGATGTTGAGCTTTCCGTCGTAAGTTGGAATGCCGATGAAGACCTTGCGGCCCTCAATACTTACACGCTTTTGTTCAGCCATAGAACACCGTCACACTTGCAATGTTGGTCAAGGTTGCGTAAACGCTGGTGTTGAACTTGACGCCCTCGCCCGGCACCAAAACGTAAAACGAATTGGGGTTTGAATTGGAGGGGATGTCAATCTCGATCAGCGTCGTACCGCCAGAGCCACCATCTTTGAGCAACAACGTACCAGCTTGACTGGCAGTTGCACAGATGGAGAAGCCCTTGACACGTGCCGGACCCCCAAAAAGGGAGGCCGACGTGTTTGTGTGCGCAGCTTTAACGTCGTATTGCATAGCCATGATTGGCTCCTAATCAGACGTTTTGTTGGCCGAGCAGGGGATCGGTGACGTAGTACAGGATTTGGCCAGTGATGGAACCACCAGTAGGAGCGTCGCCAGAAGTACCGCCACCAGTGATGGTCACCATCTGCGTGCTGGACATAACGGTGTTCAAGTCGTTACCAGCAGTGGCAGAAGCAAAGTCGATGACCAGCTTGCCAGTGGTAGCCACAGCAGCCGAAACCAGACCGGTGTTGTCAGTAGCGGAGGTGTCGCTGTAGCCAGTCCAACCCATATCGAACGTGGGGGTCGTGCCGCCAGTTGCAGCGCACAGAGCGTTGATCTGCACAACCACAGCGCCGATGGGTAGAACCACAGCAGGTGCGCCGGAAGCGGAAGAAACTTTTGCGGAGGTGCCAGCGGCAGAAGCGCCGGAGATGTAGAACTCAGCAACCATCAAGCCGGTACCGCAATATGCAGTACGAGTCTGATCGCCGCCGCCCGAACGCCAAATACTTTGGGTGGTAGAAATTGCCATTTGAATTGTCCTTCGTACAAAGATCAGTCCATCAATTGTGTACGCATCTGCCGGATCAGTTTGATGGACCGGGAACTCCGGTTTCGCTCACTATAACGGATTTTTCGGGGGTGTCAAGAAGCTTGTTGGACTTCTTTAAATTTTCATCTTGGGTGATGACCCGAAGGTTCCATGGCACGTGCAGCCCACAAACGGTGGGGTTGATCAAAGGAACGATGTGGTCTACAACATGCCGAATCCCAGTAATTGCAGTTGTCTGTGCTGCCTGCGTATATAACGACCGCATAGCAGCTTTCTGTTCCCTTGTGATCCAAGGAGGTGTGGCGTTTTTGTGCCTGCGTTTACGGACGTTATTTAGGGCGTTGTAGTACTCTGGAAATTTTTGTTTATGCGTATTTTTATATGCTCGTTGCTCTTCTCTTGGCCGACTTTGGGCACGGGCAATAACAGCTTCTTTATTTCGCTCATAGTACGCTTTTTTAGCCTTTGCCCCGGCTTCGGATTGGTTGTACTGGCGGAAGTACTCCGCACGGGTCTCGTTGCCTTTGGCCCACTCAGCTTTCAGACAGTCAACGCACGCCCCTTTGGTTTTGCGTGGGGCAATATGGCCATGCTTGCACGGTTCCCCCGTGAAGTAATATTTGGCACCGGTGGCTTTGGCTTCAGCACGGGTTTTGGGTAGGTTAATGGTATCCATACGTTTTCCTGTGTTACGATACAGGAAATTGTACCATAAAAGAAAGGGGGCCGAAGCCCCCTTGTTTTTGATACTTTTTAGTATCAAGCGCCCTGAGAACCGTACATTCCGAGCGGGTCGCTCCACCCAAATGAGTACCTTTCTCTTGATTTATACCGAACGTTGCCGGTATCAAAGTCTCCGTCCATCGACTGCTGCAACGGGGTACGCACAAAGTGCTTCATACCGTTGGGCACGTCGGTGGTCAGGAACCAAGCGTTGGTGTCGGTCAAGAAGTGGTTAATGGTGTAACCCTCAGGGATCGAACCATTGTTCTTCAGAGCGTTGATGTCGTTGTCGTTGGTACCGACGCGGAGTTCGGTCTCAAGCAGACGAGTTGCAACGAACTGGAGAGCAGGAGGAACAACCAGCTTCTTGGGACGAGCGGCGATCAACAGACCACGTTCATCAGTCCACTGGCTGATCTGGATCACGGCGGCTTCCAAGGAAGTCTCGTTCAGGTCAGCAGCGGTGCTGGGAATGTTGCTGTTGGTACCACCAGACACCAAGGGGTGCGAAGCGGAGAACAGAGGTTGGCCGTCGCCACCAGCGTAGGTCGAGCTGAAGCCGTTGTTCAGGACGGCGGCAGCCTTCACTTGCTTGGTGTAAGCCATAGCACGGGCCAAAGCCTTGGTGTAACGAGCAGACAGGCTGTCGTACAGGTTGTCTTCGATGGCCTCTTCGGTCAGCGAGAAACCCAAAGCAATGGTTTCGTGGGTATAGCGGGCGGTCCATGCTTCCTGACCATTGTCGTACGCGATGGCAGAACCTTCGTTCTTCACCGGTGCGGCGCTGAAGCCAGACAGCTTGGTTTCCTCTTCAAAACTACGTTCCGAGGTCTCGGTTTCGTAGATTTCCTTGTGCTCCTCGCCATAACGGGCGTACTCAAGGCCAAACAGTGCGTTCAAACCGGGCAGGAGTTCTTTGAGTAGTTGTGCGCGTGAAATTGCCATGATTTACTCCTTAAACCCCAGTGGTGTCGTTGTACTGGTGCAGGTTGAACTTCACCAGAAACTCGTAATAGGTGGTGGCCGCAACATCACGGGGACCCGTAGCGCTGGCAGGCACAACATCAATTACACGGATGGGGAGAGCGTCGGTGGTGGCCGAAGCACCGTTGATGCCGTAGTAGGAATCACCGGTAGAAGTCGAACCAGTTGCGGTCGCCAGAGCCACGTTCGAGCCAACCAAAGTACGGCTATAAGCGGCGGGAGTCGTGGTGGTGCTAGAACCAACAGCAGCGACTTGGAAAATGGCGTTGGGGTCATCAACCACATAACCAAATGCCAGAGCGGTGCTGGTCGAAGCAGCGGCGGGGTAATACTGACCCTGAACGGTTTGGCCGTTAGAGTTCACGTATTGACAGCCCACCAACACGCCGACGGAGTCGCCAGAGTTGGTCGTGGTCTTGGCCACCAGATAGCCGGTGGAATCAATGGCAACGGTGTCGCCATTCAGGATTGCGGTAGCGTAAGCAGCCGCGATGGGGATTTGACGGATCGCTCCGGCGTAGGGCAGGCCGTCAACACGATTGACAGGCTTGAAGCCATACGACTTGGAAACAGTGGGGTAAGCCATTGTTGGACTCCAAAAAGTTTAGGTTCCTCTACCAAAGCTGGTCGAAGACTTACGCTCGTTGAAAAGCGGCATCCTCGGGTCACTTTGACGCATCAGATTGTTGTCCACTGCCTCCGTTTGGGCGCTTGTCTGGCGGGCGTAAAAATCATTACGCTGCTGAACGAACTCCTTGGGAGTCTTGCAGAGCAACAAACCGCCGATCTCAATGTTGTCCTTGTAACGGGACGAGGGATCGACTAGCAGTCGGAATTTGGGTTGTTCCTCAACCGGAACAGGCTCCCAACCTTCACGGAGTTTGGCCGAGAGGTTACGCGGGTCAGCGTTGTTCAAAGTCGAGACACGAATCCAGCGATATGCAAAACCGGGGTCCTTGTCCGGCTCAGGCAAAAGTTCGGGTTGCTGCCACTGCTTAGGGCGCTCCGAGATCGCACGTGTTTCAAGTTCTCTAGCGAGACGATTTTCAGCCATTTCGGGCCTCCTTCACAAACTCCTTCACATACTGTTCAGGAGTGATGCCCAACTTCCTAATGAGGTTGAGCTGGCTTTGCTTGAGCTTCACTTTTTGGGGTGCAGTGCTCCGCGTTGCCGGGGCCACGACTGTCGCAGGTTTGGTGCGAGCAGGTTCGCGGGACGTTTGTTCTTCTTCCTCTGTGACAACCGTTGTGGCGAATGCCTCAGGGAATCGTTTGCGCATCGTTTTGTCCAACGCGCCGTAATACTCGTCAGAACCAACCGCGATACCGTTTGCCTTGAGTTCTTCGTGTAAACCTAGGGCATACGCCGTCATGCTCTTGTTCGGGCCAAACCACGGATTACGCTCTTGCCACGCTTCCGCTTTTGGATCAACCCGACGGGCTGGTTGGGTCTGTTGCTGAGTTTGTACCTCAGTTTCTTCCTCTTGTAAAGAGGTAGGTTTGAAGTTTTGTGCTTGCATGACCCGGATGTTGGCCTGCTGCATCGCTTGCTGGGCTTCAATGACCTTGTCGGTGTCGCCAGAGTCATAGGCTTCCCGATAGGCCCGCTTGGCCGCTTCCAGTTCCAACTGGGCTGCATGTTGCACGGTGGAGACATACTCCTTCTCACCGGTGCTCAAAAGGTTCTTGATTCGTTTGTTCTCTTCAATTAACCTTTGGGCTACAGCAACTGCCTCCTGCTGCTCTCGGAGGGCGGCCTCCTTTTCTCTGCGCTCATCGTGCCAGACTTTGCGCATCTGCTTATCTTTCTCCAGTTCTTCAACCAGAGGCTTGGGCATCGGAGTTTTGTTCCGATCAACCGGAGGAGTGTCATCTTCAATCTCGATTTCAATCTCAGGTTCAGCAGACGCTTGTTTATTGTCTACTTTCTCATCAACCTCATCGGGAAACTTGAATTCGTTTTGTTCCATTGAAGCCATCTTGTATGCTCCTTATTTGCGTTTAATGCCACGGGGGTCGTCCACCACACCCTCGACGCTGTCGTCGTTGATGATGCGGAACTCGCGGCCATGAATGACCAGACGGGAGCCGGAATGGGGGCGGATCAGGACAAAATCGCCCTTCTTGCACCACGGACCGGTGGGGAACCGTTTCTCATCTTTGTAGCAGTCGGGACCGAGGTCGACCACGAAAAGAACGGTTGTCAGAGTTTCTTCCATGCGCATCGTCTCATCAGATTTGATGAGGCCAACATCGCCTTCAAACTCTTTGTCCACTTCGGGAACCGCACACAGGATGCGATAGCCGGATGGACGGGGCAGTTGTTTACCTTTCTCCTCTGCGCTTGCAGCAAAGTTGTAGGCCCCCACAACTTGAGGGTTGTTGGCGTCTGTAGCCAACAGGATGGAATCAGTCATCCGAATTCTCCAGTCTTTCAGTCAGGTCTTGGATTACAGCGCATGCAGCCTCAAGACCTCGTAACTGGCCGCATACGAATCGGTACTCCTCAATATCTTTACAGTTCCCACGTGCGACGGCTTCTGTCAGCATCTGCATGCGGTCCTTGTATTGATCGAGTAAGTACGTCAGATTTTTGTCCATCATTCACCTTTCGTCGGTTGTTTATTAGACAAGTGTTTAAGCACGTCGAAGCTGAGTTTCGTCATCATCTCTTCGCGGCTTGCTTTGTTGCTTGCGGCCGCCTTGACGGCGTCGATCTGGATGCGCTTGTCGTCAGTCGCTGCTTGTGATGCGATACGCTGGCGCTCCACGTCAATCTGCTGGGCCTTGAGTTGTGCATCGGTCTGGTCCTTCTGGGCCTTGCGTTGCTGCTCTTGAGCCTTGATCTGCAACTCCTGCATCTGCATCTGGACCAACGGGTCTTGAGCCATCTGCTGGGCTTTTTGTTGTGCGGCCTGCTGCTGGTTACCGAGCAACAACTGCTGGGCTGCTTGAGCCAGCATGGGTGACAACCGCGCTTCGACCTCGGGCGGCAAGTGATTGTCTTCACCGTCCTCGTTCTCCATCGGAGGCAGGGGCATGCCCAACTGCATCTCAATCTGGCGACGGTACTCAAAGCCCATGTGCTCGTTGATGTGAGCCAGCATCGCTTGCTGCATCATCTGCGCCTGCGGGTTGCCCTGCAACAGACCCTGAATCTTCGGGTCTTGCATCGCAGCCATGTGGACTGTGATGTGTGCTTGGTGGTCTTGCAACATGAACGCCTTGACCGGGCGCATCGTCAGGATGTGCTGGTTCTCGGTGACGGGGTCCACCGGCTTCATGTCGTCTTCCATCGGCACCAACTTGTCGGCGTCCTTGATACCCATGACGTCGAGCATCTGGCGGTTCAACAGCGGCATGTTGAAAATCTGCGGGTTTGCTTGCGCCATCTGGAACACGGCCTGCATCTGCACAATCTTCTGCGCCATAGTGGCAGCGTTTGGATCAGACACGGGGATCACGTCCACGTTGTCGTAGTCGCTGCGCTTGGCAAACCGAGTGCCAATGTCCGGCTCGTAGTTGTACTCCTCGGGAGTGTAATCAGCGATGATCTCTTTCAGGAGACCCAACTCCTGCTTCATCGAGTAGTGGATGCGTGCTTGAATAGCAGACATGTTCTTGAGTGTGCGCTCAAGGATTGCCAGCGTGGTGCCCACGGGTGCTTGCGCACTCATGTCACTCAGGCTCAAGTCAGCGGTGTTTGCAAATCTGCGGCCTTCTTCGATGATCTTGTCCATCAAGCCAGCCAAAACTTGGCTCGGCTCTTTGTACGGCAGAGGCAACAAGTTGTCGCGCAGCACACCAGACGGCACATCAACATCACGCCATTCACCCGGGGAGATGGGAGTGTCATCACCCTTCACCCGCATGCCACGGGTTTTAAAGCCTCCGGGGAGATTGCTAAGAGTACCAGCATCAACAAGCTGCCGAATAAGGCTAGTACCGGACTTAGCAAAAGCGCCAATAAGATGGATAAGTCCAAAATAGTAGAAGCCAAATCCCGGCACGTAACCGTAGTGGACGAAGTGTTGACGCGGTTGGTACGTCTCATCATCAGGCTCCCAGTTACGGCGGATGGCCAACACGGTGTTTGACCCCTTCTCAATGGTCACCACGTAGGGCAGTGCGATGCCGGTTTCTTTACCGTCTTCCTTGTGCTCGAACCCTTTGAGGTTCATGTGCACGTGCATCTCAAGAAGTTTGTACCTGTTGTCGGTTGTGGCTCTGAAGCCGAGCTTCTCGGCAATCTTCTTCTCCACTTCATCCAACACGTTGTCAGGAGCGCCAAGGTCGACGTCTCGGTAAAACCCTGCGTATTGCAGACGCTTTAACTCGTTCTCAGTCTTGCGCATCACGTGGGTCACACGCTCGGCCGACGCGAGATCGCTTGCCCCGTACGGCACCACCACATCTTCAGCAGGAACGTAGATTGATACTTGACGCTCAAGGTGGGGGTCAAAATACACTTTCTTAAACGCATTACCGGCGAGGCCCAGACCCCACAGCATGCGCTCATGCTCGGGCCGGTACTCTTTCATCACGTCGGTCAACTGGTAATTCATGTCCTCTTGGACACGTTCCGCCGATGCTTTCTTATCAGGAGTATCACGACCAATGATCTTTGTTTTCACCGGGCCACTGGCAGGGAATGTGGCCATCATGGTTTCAGACTGAAACTTCACCAATGCTTCAGCGAGGATGGGATGATATACACCACATGCGCCTTCCCACGGCTCGGCCCGCTCTTCAATCTTCAAACCCAACAACTCAAGGCCATCAACATAAGTCTGGAGCCAGTCCTTGCGGGAGGCCACGTCATCGTCGTAGTCACCAATTAGTTCCCCAGCGATGGTTTGGAGTTCTTCCTCACTCATGTGCTCCGCAAGGTTTGCGCTGAAGTCAGGTTCTTCTTCGCCTTGTTCAATACGCAAGATTGGCTGACCGTCCACACCCAGCGTGACTGACTCAGGGTCTTCAATCTCAATTTCGATCTCTGGACCTGCGGCGTCTTGCGCCATCAATTCCTCAAGCCCTTGAGGGGCGGCGTACAGTGCTTTGTCGATGTTTGTGGCCATGTTCAACCTCAGTAGTATTCACGTTTCCTACGAAACGATTGGGGTTCATCTTGTTCGTCGGAGTCGAGTTGAATAAAGCCACCTCTGCGGTAACGCAGTAGCGCCTGACTCATCGAGTCCACCATGTCGTCGTGCTCACCAGACGGGAAGGAGGCGACTTCTTCGACCAACTCTTCCGCCCAACGTGTGTCGGGAATCCATAC